TATGAGCTGGAAAAACATAAATATCCTCATCTTGATTTTGAAGAATTCAAGTTGATGTGTGTTACTCCATTTACCATGGTCCGCAAAGAAATGGAGAGTGGAGAACTCAAAACAATAAGATTGAAACTCTTTGGAACTTTCTTAGTATACCCTAACCGGGCGCAAAAGGTTCTGGATTTTATGCATAAGCAATTTAAAGAATTGAGAATGGATGCAAAGTTGTACTTTGCAAAAAAAGTAATGTTAGAGAAATACTTAGAAAAACATGGAAGAAGCAAGAATATTTAAACAAAAGTATCCAATGTATCCTGAAGTAAGGACAGAGGTTGATACAAAAGAAGATGTAACTCTTCTTAAAGCTGAAGCAATAGTAAGGGTAAAATTTGAAGATAAATATTATCTTATACTATCTAAGAGTCAATACAGGATAGCAAGTAAAGAGCATATAATTGAAGGGACTATGCAGATGATGGTAATGTTTAATCAAAATGTTTATAGATTGCAGCATTTGGGATTGTTAAATCAATTTTGGATGGAAGATGATGACCAGTCAACAGAACCAGAAAGATTAGTTGAAGCTGATCCAGTTCTTAGAAACATGAATAAAAAACATGGCAAATAATGTAGTTGAAAAGCTTCTTGACAAAGGGTTCAATGGAGCTGATATACATTGGTTCTTACAAGGTTTTGGGATAGGGGTTTGGGTAGCTCAACCTTATTTATCAACTCCTATATTCCTTGTTGATTGGAATGATCCAACAGAAATTAAAAGAAAACAAGATGAATCTAAAAAGAAAGCTGAGGAGCATTATGAGGCTCAGAGGGCAGTCCACCGCAAGAAGTGGGAAGAAGCAAATATTGCGGCTGACTTTGAAAGACCAAGATGGTAGTGAATTAAAGACTTGGTTGAATTGGGAAGAGTTTTTATTTTGGCAACGATGGTATAAACAAAAAGAAGAGTTAGCACTTAGACACATTTTATTAATAGATGAAAATGCAGCAAGATTTGAAAATTAGTAATATATTTGCTTTCATAACAGGACACTATCGAGCTTTTCTGTATTACAGACCAGTGCTTAGAATCCTGCTTATGAGAACTCATATAGTAGAGCAAATCCAATGGAGGATAGCCAAAATGGATGTTGACTGCTACACTGAAGGATCCTGCAAATTGTGTGGTTGTGAAACCCCGGCTTTGCAAATGGCAAACAAGGCTTGTGACAAACCTTGTTATCCAGAGATGATGACAAAAAAAGAATGGCAAAAATACCTAAAAGATGGAAAATTATTGGCAAGAAAAAAGCTTGAGCTTCGGGACAGTAAGAAGGAATAACAGCACTATACTAACCTTTCAGGCTCTGGATAATATTCCAGAGATTGCAAGGATAACAGTGCCATGTAATTGTACTGTACCTAAGTTCGATAAAGCAACAAAGCAGCTCAAAGTAATATATAAGGCTGGGGAAATACCTCAGCAGGTGGTAGGCAATCAGTCTATAACCAAGTTTATTCATATTCAATATGAGACAGGAGAATCAGATACTCTGACAATTACGGGAACTAAACTAAGATAATATGGAACCAGAAAAAATAAATGGGACAAAACCCCCAGCTTACTGCTTCTCCGGAGTAGATGAGATAGTGGCTATGTCAGGAAGAATGCCTACTCCCGAAGAATGGGAAAGAGCTAAACCTGCAATGACAGACCTTAGATTTGAAGTACCTATAATCTTTGGAACATCAGGAAAAGTAGATAACAATGCTAAAACATTTGAAGAATTATGGCAGTAAAACTATTGGTTTCAGACTACCTGAGGTTAGCCAGTGCTAACCCTACAGTAGCTAAGGAGTTCCTCTACTTTAAGGAACACATCTTTAACAGGACTTTGGTATGGGAAGGAGTCCCTAATCCAAAGGCTGGAGGAAATCTTCACAATGTTCCCGGAGATTCTGGAGGTTATACTCTTTGGGGTATTGCCTACAATGCTAATTCAGGGATGTTCAAAAACTTCGCTGACTTCAAGGACACTACCTATGAGGAGGCAGCAGCTATAGCTTACACCAAATATTACCGGGCAATCAACGCTTTCATCCTGCCACTTGAGGCAAGGCTGATGTACTTTGATACTGCCTATAATATGGGTAACCTTCGGGCTATCAAGATGATGCAGAAGTGCGCCGGGGTTCCGGCAGATGGTATCATCGGACCAGCCACAAGGGAAAAAATGGAAAGGGTTACTGAAGAATGCCTGTACTTGGAGAGAAAGACTGCCTATAATCAGCTTGTCCGAGCCAATGTCAAACTGGGTAAATTCCTGAAAGGCTGGCTTAATAGAGCTACTGCAATCTTCAAAGTATGACAATAGAAGAAGTTGAAAAAATATTGGGCAGACCACTAAGAGAAGTGGAAAAACCCTTGTTTAAATTATACAAAGACAATCCTGAATATACCATGAGTAAGGACAGGTTTGGAAATCTAAAGATCGAAAAAAAAGAAACATGAGAAAATTAGAACTGATTGCAATGATACCGGTGTTCTTTCACACGGATGAAACTACAGAGTTAGAAAAAATAGAAATGCCTATTACAGCTGATATGTATGAGGTAAGAGAATGTCCTTTTTATGACATATCAGCTGTAACTCCTATCTATGATGGAGATAAGCAGGTGGAATGTAACATTCACTGTGGAGGAGAAGTCTTTAAAACTCCTCTACTTTTAGATGAAGTAAGAAATTTAATTGAACAAGGTAGAGTATGAGTTTCTTATTCAGTGTAGAAAACAAGATTGTAAAGCCTTCAGTTGAGGCTTTATTAATCCACCCATTCAAAGAAATATGGGAGAGAGATACCAACCCCGGAAAGATAAATGCCATTCAGGAGTTTACTTATATAGAGTTCATGTGTTCAGTTAAGAAAACTAATGTTTATAGGGGGTATCCTTTGGCAGAAAGACATGACCATCTCTCGAAAGATATTTTCGGGGTTGGCTATTATACCCCTGATGCCTTAGTGCAAGCAGGGATGTCTTTATTAGATAGGTTCCAAAAAGAATCTTCCAGTACTTATGCTTACTATCAATCTGCAAGGGCTGCTGCTGATAAGCTTAAAGAGTTTTTTGAAAACTTTGATATGAACGAAAAAAATGAAAAATCAGGACTTCCAGTTTACAAGCCAAAGGACATAACTACTGCCCTAATAGATACTGAAAAAGTACTTCAGAACCTGCTGAGCATTGAGCAGAAAGTAAATGATGAAATTTTTGAAACCATTAAAATCAAGGGGAACAAAAAAGTAAGTTTGTTTGCAGACCCTGACAGCCTATAATATGGATACATACGATGATGGTAAACTTGCCGGCATAAGAAACCCTGATGGAATTTGGATTAATACCAACCTATTTAGGGAAGCTGCTATCCAATTCCAGACTTATGGATACTACACTTCTGATCCTGAAGATTCTCCTGACTGGGAAAGATTTTGGAAAGAAGAGCGCCGTAGATGCCGTAATGGTTACAGTGTCGGAGGATGCCGGATTACAGGAGACCATTATTTCTACCTGAATTATTGTCCCATCCTAAAGGTAGAGGAAGAGGACAACACTCCTACTAAAAGAAAAAGTAGAAAAGTTAAGAAAGGATCTAAGAAAATTGAGTTCCCAGATTTCTGGGATGGAGATTATAATTACTACTGGTCAAGAGAGATTGCCCGAAATGGGGTTTTAGATTGTGGACTTATTACTCCTGAAGAAGCAGATGAAATCTACAACTTTGAAGATAGAGAGCAACTTGAAGCTGCTTTAAAAATATTCAAAAGTCTATACTTAGAGGTAAAAATAGAGCCTGACTATCTATTTGGTGGATGGAACCTTATTGTAGGTAAGTCCAGACAGAGAGGATATTCATTTAAAAATGCTTCTATTGGAGTTGTCAATTACCTGACAAGACCTAACCTTAAAACCATATTTGGAGCTGAAGATAAAAAATACCTTTATCCCGGAGGTATTTTTACTATGGCAGAAAGTTACATCAACTTTATTGGAGAACATACTCCATGGAATTACCCAAGAGATGTTGTGAACCAAGGTTCTAAGGGACATTATAGAGCTTCTTATTTAGAGGAAAAAGATGGAGTAAAAATTGAAAAAGGATTCAAGTCTGAGATTCAATCCCTAACTTTCTCTGATAATGCTGATGCTGCCCGTGGTAAAAATGCTTGGGATTTAATATTTGAAGAAGCTGGATCTTTTGGTACTCCCGGCTTATTAAAGGATGCCTACAATGCTTCTGAGGATTGTGTTATGTCAGGAGATGTGAAAACAGGACTTATTACCATCTTCGGAACATCTGGAGATATGGAAGGGGGAACTGCCGATTATGCTGAGATGCACTCTAACCCTTTAAGGTTTGGACTTATGCCATTCCAGAATATTTGGGATGAAGATAGCATTGATAACAAATGTGGATTCTTTCATCCTGTAAACTGGAACATGCAGGGGTACTATGACAAACAAGGAAACTCTGATACTGAAGGCTCAAAACAAGCAGAGCTTGCTATTCGTAAGTTTAGAATGGACAATGGAGCAACTTCAGCTGATATTCAGAAAAGAATGCAGGAAAAACCTCTTGGACCATTCGAGGCTTTTGGTCTGGTATCTACCAATAACTTCCCAACCATTGAACTTAAAAAAAGACTGGAACTGGTAAGGTCTCAAAATCTACATATTACCAAGGGAACTCCTGTGAATCTGTCCTATGACAGTGTGAATAAAAAAGTAGTTGCAGAGCCTATCCTTGATGGATCAGCAAGTCCTATTTACAGAATGCAACCAGAGAAATCAGTTTCTCTAAAAGGTTGTGTTATTATTTTTGAATACCCTTCAGTAAAGCCAGCTCCCGGAGCTTATAAGATTGGGTATGACCCATACAGACAGGAGAAAGGTACATCCTTGGCAGCCATCTATGTTTACAAATCTGTTATCATAGGGGAAAGAACCAAGAGAATTATTGTAGCTGAATATGTGGGAAGACCCGGGGACTCTGATGAAGTCAACTACATTGCAAGGTTATTGGCTGAATTGTACAATACTAAAATTATGCACGAAAATGAGGTAACTCAAGTAAAGGATTACTTCAGAAGAAGAAAACAACTACACTTCTTGGCATACCAGCCTGATGAGGTTATTAAGAAAAATGTGAAGAATTCCAAGGTCAACAGAATTTATGGATGTCACATGATTGACCAGCTGAAGGATGCAGGAGAAAAGTACATTAAAGATTGGTTATTAGCTATAGTGGATTATGATGAAGATGGAAAACCCATATCAACCATTGATGGAATTAACTCTATTGGACTTCTTGAGGAACTTATTGCCTATAATAGAAAAGGAAACTTTGACAGGGTTATGGCACTTATGCAGGTAATGTTCCAAGACCAAGAAGATTTATTTGGGAAAGAAC